TCTAAAACATCTTTGTAATCCTTAATCCATTTACTACTTATGCCACCAGTTTGTGCCTTTCGCATTATAAGTCTATCGTGGTTACCTATTATCACAGTAGCATTAGGAAAGTAATCGTGCCACTTTTTAAGTTTACTAATAGCAAACTCTAACTCATCACCGCCACCAATTGAATCAGGTATAGTTTCGTGATAACTTGCAAAATGATTGTCTACTATATCGCCTATAAATACTACTTCATTGCATCCGTAAATTGCATATACATCCTTGCAAAACTCAAAATAACCATCTAAACAAAAAGGCTCGTGTAGGTCACCAATGACTAACACTTTATTTTCTTTCCTTTCGTTTTTTAACGACTTAAAAAAGTCATATTCTTGCTGTGTTAATCGTGGTCTAATTTTCATTATTTCATTCCAAATAAGTTCTTGATTAAATCTAAAGTTTCATCAGGTGGTGTAATGTCCTTAACCTCAATGAAATTAAGTCTATCATTGATTTGTTTCTTTGCATCTTCAACGTTTCTTGCTCTTACAATCGTGTACATTTTACGACCATTGAATTCGTATGCTATTTTGTAGTCTTTCATAATCATTAATGGGTATTTTTGGACTTTATGAATTATTTATCATACCTCATTGGGCATAATCTCATCTGCTAATTGTGCAATGTGGTTATCAATCACCACTTCAGGATAAGTTAACCCTACTAATATTGCCCTAAATGCAGTAAACATTTGTTCAATATCCGAATCCTCGCTTAATTCTATTGTGTGCTTACAATAGCTGTTTTCAACAGTTAATATTATTTTATCCATTATCGTTTAAATATTACCAAAATAAGTATTGCTATAATTACAAGTAACCACCATTTAGCTTCAAGTATCATTTGGTCAAACCAAGATTGTTTTGGGCAGTCTACCGGTACTTCAATCAATACTTTTTTCTCATAGTATATTGTATCGCCTTTGCATTTGCCTTCAATATAAACTTTGCCAAACTTCTTTACGTAAACAATTTCTAATTTATCTTTTGTGATATAAACAGAATCTACGTCATCATTGAAAATCGTATCGGTTCGTATCGTTTCGGTTATTATAGTATCGTGAATCGTTAGTATTACACTGGCTGTATCTTTTGAACAAAACTTATCTATTGCTTGTTGCTTGGTGTAGCAACTACAAATTAAGCAGTAAAGAATGGCTATTAGGATTGAGTAAATTGATTTCATTTGCGTTTGTTTTTTAAGTCTTGTTCTTTTTTAATATCAATTGCTTTCTGCTTGTATTTAGCTTCGATTAAAGCAACTATTCTTGCGCGTTCTATATCTACACTATCCAATAGCTAATATTTGTTTTCTATTTTTATCCTTTTTTAAAGATATATGAATCCACGTATAATCGTACTCATTAATCACTTGGTCAAAATCTAAACCACTTGTTTTAATAAAATCAAATATCTTTTTATTTTCTATTTTATTGCCACCACTTATATCAATACTATTACCCAAAACGTGACCGCTTGTTTTACTACCATTAACTGCTTTGTTTAATGCTAAACATCTATAAAAACTATTAATCTTTATAGGCTTATTATACCACTCTCTAATCGGTTCAAATAAGTTTTCTGATACATACTTCATTGATTCTAATTCAAGTTCATTAGGCACGTTCTTAATACCCATTCTTAATGCTGTTGCACTCTCGGTTGCTTCTTGTAAAGTTATATGCTTACTTATCATTGTTATTTGTTAACTAATTAGTTTACTTTTTAAATTTTTCTACTGAACTTAATCCTAATGCACCAAATGCTAATAAAGCTACTGCATCAACTAATGCTGTACTTGGTGCTAATTCTAATGGGCTAAAAGAATTGTGATACATAGTAACACAAAGCATAATTGTGCATAGAATACCTGCTACTCTTTTGCTTGAGAATTGACCTTTTTCGTCTTTTATAATTTCTAAAAATTTCATACTATTTCATAAATATTAGTGGGAACATTATTATTCCCTGAACTACCATAAATACAATTCCCTCAATGGTCATCAATTGGTCTGTTTTTTTTTCAACTATTTGTACTACTTGGACTGTATCAATAATGATAACAGGCTTGATATTTTTTAATCTTAAAATTTCTGACCTTTGGAAAACAAAAGTGTCATTTACTTGCTTTGCCTGTTGCATAGTAAACACAACTACTTTCTCCCCATCTACTTTTTTAATTACTTGGGAATAAGTTAAATTGCTCCACAGTATCAATAGGCACAATAGTATCTTCATAATGTTCTAATTTAAAAGTTAGTGTTTTGTTTTCTGCTTCAAGTGCTGCAATCTTAGTCTTAATGGTTTCAAAGCTTTCCTTTTGTACTTTCTCTGCTACCTTAATACTTGAATTTGCCTTTATAAAATTACTTTTACTTTTGGCTAAAAGTGAATCAATGGAATCAGGATTTGCGTTTTGTTTGTTATCAGTTTTTAAAGTTGAAACCGCAATGGCTAATGTTGTGACTATAAATAAGACTGTTTTCATTTCATTTGCGTTAAAATATCCAACTTTGTTACAGCAACTGCCAATGCTGAATCAGACCTCTTTAAAGCTATGCTTAACTGGTCAATTTTGTAATCCATCAATTCTATCTTTGCATCACTCTTTGTGATTTGGTCTTGATACATCAATTTATTGTCAACATACAAATAACCAACTGAAATAATGATTAGAAACATTGTGGCTTTGAATGGGTCTTTTAAGAAATCCCCAAATGATATTGGTAATGCCATTATAAATTATTTGTTGGTAAAACTATTTCATCGTATTGCACCATTGCCAAAATCTCTGCTTCAGTAAATATGCTACTTACATCAGTATTAACCACCAACCAATTAAATCCGTTTATGTCTACAATTGGATTTGCATAATCATTAGTATCTTCATCATTTGGTAAGCCTAAAAGAACACAGCATTTTGTATCTAATTCTTTGAATTTAGCAAGTGTTATGCATTTATAGAATCGTGGGTATAGTATATTCTCTTCCATTAGAATGCGTTGTTATTAAGTGAACGAATTAGGTTATACATTGCAGTTCTATTGGTTGAATTATCTGCTGAATTTGAAATTATTAATGTATTTATATTTGTATTAGAGTAAGAACCTCCATTACCATTTGCAAATACCATTACTCCGTCTGTTGTTTGAGCCCCTACTACAACTCCCGTAACTTCTGTTCCATTATTAATAGCAGAACCTTGTGTTAATGTTGATAGTTTTGTAGTTGATAGTTTTAAGGTTCTATTTACTGCCGATGCTTCAGTAACTGTTGCAGCATTTGTAATAATACCAATACCTGGCAAAGTTCTTAATAAAACACCATTAGCCGCTAAAGTATTTATATCATCTATAACATATCCACTATTTTCATTTGTTTTAACAGCTATATAATTCGTTCTATCTGATATAGCTGTAATTACTGATGATGTCATTTTATCATCCACTCCATCACTTTGCACTATCGTTCTATCCACCAATACACCTTTATAACCACTCGTTGCTGTTCCCGTTGAAATTGTCCAAACTTCACCTGTTGCACTTGTCCAAGCAGTTTGACTTGTACTTGCGTTGTATGTTGCAGGATTGAAATCAACTACTGGTGCGCCACCTATTGAGTTTGCTATTGTTGCACGATAGATTTTACCTCTAAAAGGTGAGGCTCCTAAATATGCACCTATTAAAAGATTTGCGCCACTAACAACTAATGCACCAACTGCAGTTCCGACATTTGCACCTAATTGAGTATAAGTAATTCCATCTAAACTTGTAAAAAATTTTGCAATTCCGTCAGCAGTTGTTCTCGTTACTTTTATAAAACCACTAAATGTTGCTCCAATAGATACTGTTGAATTAATACCATAATTTGTAGCACCTACCTTAAATTCTGCATAAATAAAATTTGTTGAAGATATACCTATACTATATCCACTTGTTGCGTATGTACTTTGTATAAATTGATAACTACCACTATTTGAGTAGTCAATTTTAGCAATAATTTCAATATCACTTGTAATTTGATTAGCTGCTACACTTGGTGTACTTACATAATTCCCACTTACCCCACTTCCCCACCAATAATTATCAGAACCATTATGCGCTAATAACAATGGCTGACTTGCTGCTGTTGTTTGTACTGCATCTCCTGCTACTGTTAAGCTATATAATTTTGCTGCTGCTTGTCCTGCTGTTGCACCTGTTCCTGAACCTAACTTGTAACCAATCCAATGAGCATCGTAACACACTGGCACGTTTGCCAAATCGCCATAAATAGCTTTTAAGCCTTTAACAAAAAAGTTTAATCGTGATAAATTTGATACACCACCATCAGCTATTATACGATTGTAAATAGTTTTAGCTTCTGCCGAAATTCCACCACGAAATCCTCCAACCCTTACGTTAGTAGTTGTAATCCCTAACATAACTATTGATTATTATAAGCGATTGCAGTTCCTGAAGTTAAAGTAATCGCAGTTATGTTAGTTCCTGCTTCTGCTGGTATGAACATACCTGCTGATACTGTTGCGCCATTGAATGCTTTTGTAGTTAAAACATTAACACCGTTAATTTCAAGTACACTTATTACTGCATCTGTATTGATTACAATTCCTGTGTAAGTTTTACCTGTTTTTGCGCTTGCTGCTGCAATGAATTCACATCCACCTGAACCAATTATTTTGCCTAAATCTGTCATATTTTTATTTGTTTAATATATTATTTTTATTTATTTTAAAGGTATTTGACACCTGTTTCTTTCTTGTGCTAATTCAAAAGTTAAATTCATTTCCCAACCATTTACCTTGTCTGCTAATGCTTCTCTTAAAGGTACTAAATTTGTCGCAAAACTTAATAAAAAGTAATCTTGATATGCTGGATTGGTCAACTCTGAATAAACGTCTTGCGATATGCTTAAACAATCACTCAAAGTATCACGTTCGTTTGTTTGGTCATCCTTTTGAATATCCATTACTTTTACGTTCATATTTAAACTTAAAGTATTACTATCAATACTACTATCAATTACATCAACCCATAACAAAGGGTATTGCTCTTGTTCACTCGCTGAAATATCTGATGCTTCACCAAAGTTAAATCCGTTTATCTGTGCGTGGCTTGTCGCTATTGTTTCGAACAGGTTTATTATTTGATTGAGTGTGTAAAATTGCATTTTCTTTTATAAATTTTTGTAACTTTTCAATGTTTCTAATTTTTGTTTTCATTAACAATATGTGCAAGGTTTGGTTAATTCTCTTGGTTCTATTTTTATTCCTTGAAAGTTATATCGCCCACTACAACAATCATCACCATCTAACAACATTCCACTGTTGTAATTCGTTCTTTGTGGGAATATAGTGTCTATACCTACACCAGTTTGAGTTAAATACAAAGGGTAAGTAGTTGTATTAGCTAATAAGAATTTTGTTAATCTTTCAGCATATACTTGTGCTTTGTTTCTTGCCTCATCCATTATATCCCTAATTTCATTCATACTTGCAGGTTGCATATTGTCTGCATTCTGAACTCCTACTGCTTTATTGAAATACTTATAGTTCATTGCTAATGGTAATTCAACTTGCATATACCAAATCATAGTATTAGTAATGTAGTTATCAATTAAATTCTTATTTGCATTCGTTGTTGTACTTGCTGCAATTTGTGTTTTTAATTCGTTGTATAAACTTGTTCCTAATATCGGTAATATATAAAACTCCTGCACTTCGATAATAGTCGGAGTAACAATCTTCATATCAACATTATCCTGTAAAACAGAACGCTGCTTTAATGTTTGTTCGCTTAAAAATAAAACTTGTGCTGCCATATTATTTAACTTTTTTAACTAATTCTTGTACCCAAATATGTCTGCAATATGGTAAGTTTACATCTTGAATTGGGTCATGGTAAAAACCACCTCTGCGCCTAAATGCATCGTAGTTAGGTATGTCATAAACTTGTCCTAAATCATTACCAATGTTCTCTATATCTTCTCTGCTAAAGTAACGAGGGTTAGCCATCATTGCTGCACAAAAATCTCTACTAACACCACCCTCAACTAATGCAGGTGCATCACTTCTTAAAGCATATTTGTAACGTATAAATAATTCACTAAATGTTGGTACGTTTTTGTTTTCTCCTTTGATAGTTATCTTTAAATTTTCATCAATTAAGCCATCGCCTATTAAAGTTTCTATTGCATCGCTAACTTTTGTTTTATCTAACTTCATTACCTCCATTAAACTTTCAATAGTTATATCTGGAGTTTTTTTAATTAAGTCTAATATTCCTTGTTCAATTTTAGAAATAAAATCCTCCTTACCAAACATTACTTTTTTAGTTTTTACAAGTTGAAAGTTCTCTACACTTTCGCCATACTTTGAGAATGTTTCGTAATCTATTAAATCCTTTACTTGCTTACTAAACTTTGCAGGTTGCTGTGGTGCTTGAACTACTTGTGTTGGCTCTAATGGTTTTCTGCCAATTATTTCACGTAACTCATCTTTGGTTAAAATTTGTGTTAGTGTTTGCTCGGTGAAACTTGGCATAATAGGTTCAAGTTGTTTAATCTTTAACTTACCTTTTACTGGTGCAAAAATATTAAATATTTGTTCTTGAACTTCTTGTCTTGGTGCTACGTATGTATTTGTAAATAGGTTAAACGCATCAATCATTTCTGCTCTGCCACCTAATTGCCCTGCTACCCTTACACCAAATATCATTGGTGAAGTAACTTTATGCCC